ATTAATTACTACACAAATATAATCATTTCGATTAATTAATAATCATTCGGATTACTAAAATCTTAAAAAAATTATTTTATTCGATTTCTTACTTCTATTGGCACTGACGATGTAGGTACTCCTATTATCTGATGCCCGCAGTTCCACCCACCAGCATAGGACAAGAAATTGCTTTCATTGGTATCTGACTTCATACCATTAGGTAGCCCTGTAGCCTCAGATGTCTTACATTCATGACCATCTATATTGCCTAATAGAATAGTTGCAATCTCACTTTTATGAAAATATCTCTTTTTCACCATATGCACGCAAAACTCACGGCTAGTTTCCTTTAAGCTATTTTTATAGACGAACCATTCATATCCAGCCTCATTGCTCATAATTGCATTGTAGCTTCTTGAAAATGTATTGATTGAATCAGTAGCGATTGTTTCAGCGTATTTCGAGACTAATCCTTTTCCATCCGTTGGCTTTAATGCACTTCTTAGGTAATCTGCCATGTCATTATAACTCCCGCCAGATGTAACATTATTGATTAGCATTTTTCTGATTGGCTGAATTACGTTGGCAGACATACCGCTTTCTGTGAGACCATCGATAACCATTTCAATACTTAATTTTTCAAGCCTTTTAGCATAAGGAGTAGAATTTAAACTAAAATACAACTCTTGAGCCTGTACTACATTATGAAATTCAGACACAAAATCAGATACATCTTTTAGATACTGCTTTGAAAAAATAACTTTTTCAAGTTTCTTGTTAATATTAGATACTATTCTGAGATTATCAATAGTTTGCTTTACGTTTCCTATATCATCGGTTTTCAATTCTTTAATAAGAATCATCATACTCTCTAATATTTTCTTCTCAATAACAGGAATATTACTCCTGAAATCATTCAGAGCATTATTGATGACTTTATCAATATTATCTATCTTCTCCATAACCAAGACTCTTTCTTATTGATGATTTCGCACTATTAACAGATATTACTTCATCAGCTAATTGATACAAGGCCTCCATCTGCTTGTCAAAATCAAGTTTAACAAAATCTTGGTCACGATTCATTGCCTTATTGACGAAAGACATAATATTGCAGCTAACTACATAGTCCCTAGTAGTTACGCCATCATTATTAAGTATTGTCATTTTTTCGTCAATTGTATAGCCATACAAGGGATCAAGATTATATATCATGATAATTTTCTCGGCAATAGATTCATCTGCATTGTACTTTTTGCGTGCATATTCTATTTCCATATCTTTAATTAAAGCAGAGTTGACTTTGCTTGTTTTAGCGGCTTGAATTTCAAGCATCAAATAAGATGAGTCTAGTATATCAAATTTTTCAGGTACATATATTTTCGGCATCATTGATTTCCGATCATCTTTAGAAAGTACGTATCTATATCGATACTCTCCGATGAAATAATAGATGTTATCCATTATCCTAACAAGGTCTTCTGCTATTGAATTAACAAAGTTATTAAGTTCATCTTTATCGACCTCTTTTGCAGTACCAGACTGATTAAGAGGAGTCTCGGCTAGGAATTCCATATTGATTGAGGCCAAAGCTCTGTATATGTGATTTTCCACTCTTTCATCTTGTAACTTAGCTATATCGGATGACTTATTGATGTAACCAATAGGAGGAGTAGGCATTGCATTTTCACCTACACTTTGCGCTCTAATTATGTATTCCCCATATGGAGAAACTGATTTTATGTGACCAGCGCCATTACAGTGCGTACAGCTTTCCCTTGTATTGCTATCTAAACCAGTCCCTTTGCAGTGCGGGCATTCTGTGTTGGTATAGATATACTTCTCAGAATGAATATGCTGGACTATTTCTGCCTGTAAATCTGAATATTCACGTGCAGCCTCATCAAGAGATGGCACCATTGAATCTATCCGGCTCTCATATAATGTATCATTATTAACTCTTTTATGGAAATTACCTCCAACTCTAAACGCAGGTATTCTACCAATTCCATGATCATATACTAGATCAATATCTAAGTCTCCATTTCTTGAGACTTGCTTGTATCGTATAATATGATCTTCAGTGAGTATATAATATATGTCACCATCGTAATAGGTCCTATATCCTGATTTAGACGTATATTTTACTTTATCCGCCGATTTTAGTACTAGATACTCATCCTCTACATAATCAATGACTTGTTGACTGCTAAATACTTCAGCAACAGGCTTCAGATATTCAGAAGTTGACGTTGGCAAATCCTTTATAATTACGGCGACAAAAGAATTAGCATCAAGTAGATATCTCTGTAAAAGCTCAGAAAAAACCCAATTAGTAATAGATGCAAAACCGGGATAGTTTTTTTCGCAATAATCCTCAAGGCTCTCTCCATCTGCAATTATTGATGGTATATTACTCTGATATTGAATACTCCAATCTTGGCTTCTCCTTATCTTTTGCAGAGATGTAATAACCTTTGATATTGGATTTTTCGTAATAGGAACATATATTTGTTTCCTATACTCCTTAATTTCTTCTGGCTCAGAAGGCCTCCTTTTGTATATAAGATCTTCTGGCACAATTCCGCTTGCATGCGTTGTTAACCTTTTTGCGAGTTTGACTGTTAGATCGTAATTCAGATGCTTATTGCGAATTACATTTCTAATCCAATCCGGGGTAATTTCAATCTTTGCCATATCTATAAAACATTAACAGTTACTATTTCTTTGTATAAAATTCTCAAGCATAGTGCATTCTGCCATCACTAAATCATCACATGCAGAATCATCTATATTCTCCCAATCTATTGAATAATCTCCATCTATATCCATCTCAACACCATCTATGAATACATGATCATGTGACAAAGCCAACATAATATTATCATGCACCCACTCAGGCAGAAAGTCAACCTTAAGTTGATACTTTTTTCTTATATCTCTAAAAAGCACCCTTCTCTTTCCATTTGAGTCTGTATAGATTGATTCCTCTTTATTATAATTTGCTTCATCAAGTATTGCCGGTATCCTGACCTGACTGTACTTATCGTCTGAATACTCAATACCAAAAGCAGGCTGCTCACAACTATATTTCAATAGTATGGTATTCTCAATATTAGAATCATATACAATAATATTAGAGTACTGTGACGATCCATCTTTATCGATGCGAAGCCTAAAACAATCGCCACAAGCCAGAATAGTTGATAAGTCGTAATTCCAAGAAAACCATTCATCAGATGGTTGATACCCGTCTAAGTGCAAATTCTCGCCTGAAATTGTTGTTACGAAAATAACAGAACCAACAATTCCCTTAATATAAAACTTAAGATCGCCAATACTTTTTATGACGATAAAAGGTGAACATTCGCACCCTTCGAGTGCATCTGAAAACCTTATAAATCCATTGTCTGCCGTTGCCATACCTATATAAGTTAAATTTGTGGGATTACCGTGAATTTTGCGATACCATCTTTGTATTGATATTCAAGCTCTGATAAGTAACAGATTTCCCCATCAACAACTATTCTACCGTACGGATTGTCTTTTATAGCCTTAAGCTGAAATGGTTCTAGGGGATACTCAAAATAAACTTTTTCTGGTCTCAAAAACCCGACACCTTCTATTGATTGGTTCTCCTGAACAATAGTACCAGGATCATATCCATAGTTATACGTTGCTGTAATAACTGGAGGGTTCCCACTCGTTTCAGATATCACATTATAAGCTTTTCCCTTTGCATTTGCATTACTAACAGCAGTTGAGAAATACATCATGCTGGCTCCAATAAAAGAAAGTATTCTATCAGACCATCTCATAGCATTTCTAGCTGGAGATATGCGAACGTTATATATCGTTTCTGGACTAACAATTGAATTATCTGAATTAGTAAGAGACGTATCAACCATATAAGCATATACAACACCTTCTGGTGTCAATAATGCCTTTGATTTTAGACAGATAATAAATATTTCATCATCATATTTCCAATCGTTCGTATCTTTATCAAGAGACTTTCTTCTAGTATATTCAAGAGCATAAGGATCAGCTACAAACTTGCTCAATAATTCAAGTTCATTCTCTATAGCCTTTATTCGCGTAGAGTATTCTCTTACCGTATGAAAAGCGTCTAATCCATTAGTGTCTTCTATATCAGTATATTTTTTATACCCGATCTTAATACGAGAGAATATATTATCTGTATCTACCTCACGTGTTTTTCGTGAGGGGCTGTTTATCGTTAAAACAGTATTTGACTTATAAAACCATTTCCAAGGTTCAATCCTGATATAGAGTATGCCATTTTCTACACTAAAACCCATACCGATGTTATCAATTGCGTTCAGGCTATCATATAATTCTTTCATTGTCACAGAGAAATATCCATCGCTGCCATCGGTTAACGTTGCGTTTCTAATCCTCAAACCATTAGCTAAACATCTCATCGAACCTCCTCCTGTAGAAATAGCAGGGTTAATTTCGCTATCTGGGCGGCCAAACCAATTACTTTTAACCGTTAGTTTTCCATCAGTAATATACTCTGCAACATGGCTTAAAGTCTCATGTATCATCGATACTTTACACTTGCTATCTTTATAAGTACTAAGAGATGTCATTTTCAAATAAGCATCAATAATAGTATATGACCCGTTGAATCCTTCGATTGCATATATGAAAAATTCTTCATTTTCTTTAAGAGGCTCTATGTCAATTGATAAAGTATACTTAGCCCGATCTGCAGTATTGTATATCTTATCAAAAGAATAGTATATAGGTGTGTCAGTTAGCCTATTATATCGACAAGCCGACAATGATCCAAATTGATCATGAGCATGTATATATGCTTCAATATGTATAGGACCAAGTATTACATCCGATTCAACATAGCGAATCACAGGATTTATATTCTTCATTATATTGGTACCAGGAGAATTTCCTATCTGAAATTCATATCCTATGTTATTGGTACCATCATTTACTATAAAATCCCCAAATTCGCTTATACTTGATGTTCCAAATGGAGCCGAAAAAGCGATGCTATTATATGTTCCAACAATAGTAACTTCTCCTGTTACATTCTCAGCAGAGGCTTTATTGGTTACTATTATCTTCTTGGCTGGAAGTGTTATTTCCTTATTAATATTAGAATAGCTGGTAATAGGGCTTCCATCCGCACCTTTCACAGCATTCATCAAAACAGAGTCAGACATCCTATTATTGAATGTTGTCATGACACCAACATCACCTGTTTTACACTTCACATACCTATATTGGTCTGTGTTATCAGAATAGGTGGTGAAATCTATCATTCCACGATATACTTCGTCCCAATCAATACCATTACACGATTGCTCTACAACAAGTAATATTTCAGCATCTATCCCTATGTTTTGATAGGCAGCTCGAATGACATCAGAAGCCACACTATCAAACTCAAGATCAGAATCACTAAACTCGGCACTAATACCATGTCTAGCGTTACGTACTAGCTTCGAAGAGAAACCATCAAACCCGACTGGTTCACTTATCTGTGTAGAGAAGTAAACAGGAGCACCGTTATCATCGGTACCAGTTCTACTCATAAGTTTAAATCGAGACTCCATACTTCCTATTTCTGAATTTTGTTATATTTCCATTCCTATTGACAGATACCCCTGTAGAGTCAACGTTTATATGCACATTCCCTCCTTGCTTGGGCAATCGTATATTCTTTTTCATTGCTTTTCCTATTTTCTCTGCAAGTAGATCGTAGTCGATATTATTTCCGGAATATTCATTTATAATTTCTTGGCTAACTCTAGGTAGTTCAGGGATATTTCCGATTGGTATGTCCCAATCTCTAGCTATATTGTTATCTCCTGACGCGATAGCCTTACTTTGCCTATTAGGTATAATACTTGCACCATCCGGGATATACATAAGTTCAGGACCTTGTTCTCCAACCCAGCTTAATTCGCCTCTACCGCCCTTTCTACCTTTCCACAGTTTATTGACAGCTGCAAGCTGCATTACGCTTTGAGCCATTACTAATGGTATTTGAGCTAAAGCCATCCATGCAATGGGCGCAGTGATAGGATTAGCCTGCAAAATGGAATATGTCATCCATATTTTCGCCAAGGCCTCTGCTGTAGCCATAGCTATAGAAGCCCTTTTACCTTTTTTTTCAGCCTCTTTTCTCTGTTTTTCTAATTCTGTTTTTTTAGCCTCGTATTCTTTTTCACTAATTAATTTTATATCCGAATTTTCTTTTGCTGTTTCAGCATCTGTAGTGTAATATTTATCAAGGTCCTCAAGTTGTTTATCAATTGATGATGTTGTTAATTGAGTTGAAAGCTCCACAAATTGCTGAAAAGTACCAATTGCAGAAGACACAAAGTCGTTTAGCAAATCTTCTTTTTTTTCTTTCAGCTCTTTCTCTATTTCAGCTCGTTTTTTTGCCGCCTCAGATTCTTTGTCTATTATTTCTTTATTGATGTCATCTACATCAGATGCTAACTGACTATTAATCTTTTTTATTTTGGCCGCCTTTAACTCTTCACTATCTGTTGAATTTTGCACAGATAAAATATCAATTGCAGACATTACCTCCGCCAATTCTTTTTTTAATGCAATTTGCTTATCAGAACCGTCTTCTGCTGAATTTATTTCGGCCTCTAAAAGAGTTTTCTTTATTTCTAGAGATTCAAGGGCTCTTTGCTCTTCATATTTTTTGTTTATACGAGAGATTTCATTTTGAGCGTTTTCCTCAATCTGCTTTCTCAATTCCAACTCAGTCTCAGAATTACCTTTAATTTCATCATTTTTTTTCTTTGAATTAGCTTTGATTGCCTTGATTTCTTTAGCCTGTCCATCCGCCAATGCAGCCAATTGCTCGTCTTGTAGTTTTTGAGCGACCTGCTTCAGTTCTTCAGCTCTTTCTTGAGCGTCCTGTTTAGCTTTATCGGCAGCTTTCTTGGCTTCATCCTGCTTTTTTTTAGTAGATTCTTGTTCTGCCTTAGCATCATCAATTCTAAATTGTTGAGCAAGACTTTGTTGTTCTTTTTTAGCAGACAAATATAAATCTCCGGCTTTCTTCACCTGCTCAACTGTCGCATTATCATTAGCCAAAAGCTGGTTATAAGCATAAGCAGCCATGGACACTTGCGCATCAATAGCTTCTTTACGTAATTTGCGTATATACTCTATACTCTGTCCGGTAGCTTCTGCCATCTTAATTCCAAAATCAGCATTATCTGAAATTTGTTTAAGACGCATTTCTGTGTCTTCTAGTTCCACGTTTAGTTTGGATTGTTGCTTTTCAGCCTCACGAGAACTTGAAGAAAATAGGTATAAGGCACCAATAACACTACCTATAGCAAGCGCTAAAAGAACGTAGGGGTTAGCTTTAGCAGCAGCATTTAGAGCTAACTGAGCAATTGTAGCCGATTTACTGACTATTATATTCTTACTCTTAGCAGCAGTCTCGAGTTCAGTTGCAACAACACCCGCCTTGATTTGAGCATTCGATACTAATCGCATTACATACGATTCTTTTTGAATAGAATTTTGTATCTGCTGGAGCCCTGTCGTAATTGCTATAGCAGACTGCAACTTGACCATCATCTCCTGCACGTCTTCACCCTCTGCACCGAACAAAGCCATTGCTCCTTGAGCTACAGAGAATCCTCCAGCCATAAGTTGAGTCCCTTCTAAAATTGTATCAAACGCACCTGTATCGGAAGCTAGACCTGCGATTTCACGCTGTACGTCACCCTGTATATCAGAGAGTCGACCAGCTTCAGCGATGAGTTTACGATAGGTTTCAGTCTCCTCTTGACCGGCCATGGCCATTGTCTTTATTTGATTCTCAATTTCTTTTCGAATCTCTCTAAAAGATTTTTGTACCGCAGCAGCAGGTAATTTAGCAGGAAGTTCTTGCTGAGATTTAGCAAGATCTTCTATACTTTTCCTTGTGTAATCAATTTCTTTTCGGATTTCTTTCTCTTTCTTTTTGAGATCATCACCTGCTTTCTGAGCTATAGTAGCCCTCTCTTGAGCACTTTTACCTGCAGCAGCCGCGGCCTGAACTTGTTTACTGTACTCAGCATTAAGATTCCTGAGCTCTGCAAGCAAAGCTCGTTCTCTGTCTTTATTCTCGTCTAGTTTTCTAGTTATATCATCTAGACCTCCCGTATCCGCGTTGAACGCTATCAGAACCTTTTCTTCCATGCTTTACAATGTTATTCAGTTTTGAGAAGAATTCAAGTATTGTGAGATTGTCATAATCTACACCGTTTTTATGCAATAGCAGTTTCCATTCTTCAAATTCATCTACGTATCTATTGAGGTACACACTGACAAATTCTCCAAATGTATCTCGTTGATCTGCTCTATTGCCTGCGAATATGTCTCTAAATCGAAATCGACACTCTTCAAGAATGGTATTAATTCTTGTAACGGCTTCTGCAAAAAAAAATCTTTAGTCCCTTTATGCTTCTTCCAGTGTTCTATTTTCTTAGCACAATAATCAGGCTCGTAGATTGCAGGGTTTTCGTTTTTATCGAAATAAACTACAGATGCTAATTTGTACAGCAAATCTGTATCAAGAGAAAAGTCCAGACGTTGAGACATCTGTTCATTAAGAGCATTTATTTTATATATATCAATTTTCTTTTCGTGGAGTAGTGACCTTATAGCATCTACGTGCTTAGTAAGATATTCCCGGCTACACTTCATTCTTGTCTCTTCATATATAGCTAATGCCATAAGTCCTCGTTCATAAGGAATGTTATATACATCATTAAGCTGGTAATATTTAATACCACCAACTTCAAAAGCAAAGTCTATTACAAACTTTTGTCCGGGGAATATTTTCTTAGTCCCTTTATTTATAATATTATCTAAAAATCCCATTATCAATCATTATAGAATTAAAATTACTAGAATTACCTCTGTGTATTTCTACACCGTTCTGTCTTACAGTAAAAGTATCCCCCTTGATTATTATTATAATACCAGGAAGATCAGCATTATTATAGTACTTTGGCTTTCCCTGACATGAGCATCCTACTCTGTAGTTAACCCAACCTCTTTGTTCAAGATCATCATTCATTTTGTAGAATAGATTATAGCATTTCTATAGTCAAAATCTAGGCCGGACGAGCTTAGCTCTTTTTTACCCAAACTGTTTAGTGTTCTCAAGGTTAGCCTATTTCCGACATAGAATTTCTTTCCATTTTGTACAACGTGATACTTCTTACCATCGCGAGCATGCATTATTTCAGCCTTTGAAATAGCTGCTTCGCGATCTTGTATAAAGCGCAAATGCCGGCACCATTTAATAGGATATATAATCCAACAAAACAGTGCTAGCACGATATAGCTTAAAGCCAACATTAATCTAGGATTCTTCATCTGGTGTGATATTTTTTATTATAGCTTTTATTATCGTATTGAGACCACAAACAGCCAACATAACAAGTAGTATTTTTATGGATATAGGTATCGATAGCGTAAACCACATAATGATTGTCCACAATGATCCCATGCAACTCAAACAGCCAAAAAGAGGGTTACGCAAGAATATCAACAGTTTACCAACAAAGAATAAAAGCGGATATTTTCGGCCCTTTCTAATAATCAATGTAGCTACTCTATCGTATGAAGTAGCAACAAACCCAAAGATCATGCCATCCCACAGACAAACATGGATTCCTACACACACAAGACTTATGACTATAATAAGATTAATCATATCAATTGAATTTATAGATTATACCTATTGAGAAACCTTTCTTTTTGGTGTCAAGGTTATACTCATATTCGGCTTTAAGGCCACCGTTTTTATTGAATATTCCTCCTCCTACTCCAAGAATGCCGAATGAAGATATATCAGATGTGATAAATGGGACAATTGCTCGACTCTTAACCTTTGTTATCTCTGTCCTCATTGGAGTATATTCATAAGATAGACTTGTTAGCCTATTATATTGAACTAAGGCCTTATAGTCTAATTTGCCATCATTGTTATCAAATAAATTAGCAGCATATTCCCTTTCGATATTGAAATCACGTACTGTAGCAATTATAGCTGAATCCATATTACTAGGCGTTGATGTTACAACTGGAGTCGTTGACTCATCAGCGCCTTTAGGTTCAACATAAACGTAGTTTTCTGGATTTGGTATATTGACATTAATAGGTGCAGGACTTGATACCGTGGCTCGTAATGTCGGGCCCTTTACTATTTTCACAGAGTATTCTACATCTGAAAATGATCGGCCTGCAAAAAAAGATATAATGCAGGCAACAACCAATATGATGATATTTTTTTTCATGACTTATTATTGATATAGTTGATAATTCCGTCAAGATGTATCCTCGTAATAGTTTGCTTACCATCGCTAGACAGTAAGAATTCTACATCATCTTTGTTATCCTGAAATAAATTTTCAGTCAATACTGCTGTACATTTTGTGTTTTTCAAAATGTAAAAATCAGATTCCTTATCACTATCACCATCTGATAAGTCCTTGCGTATTTTCATTCCATGCAAATACTTTTCGGCTGCCGAGTATAGACATTCAGCTAAAGCATCTGATTTCGTTTTCCCACGTGTAGTCCATGCTTCCCAGCCACGAGCAGTCATCCATTCTCCTGATCCTGCAGCATTACAATGTACAGAGACAAGTATGACATTGGAAACGCCCAATTCTTTGCATACGTTATTGACTCTTTTACACCTTTCGGATAAAGGAACATCAATTGACTCTTTAACGATTCTCTCAGCATCAACACCAATTCTTCTAAGACCGGCTACAATCATATCTGCTATTTCTCTCGCATAAGCATACTCCAACAAACGTCCATCAGGAGACCTCTTTCCTGGCGTATTCTCACCATGGCCAGCATCAATTAGTACTTTCATTTCTTACTCCTTTCTTTTGTTCCGGCAACACCGGTTATTAAGAGTGCTGCTAACGTTATATAACCAACATGATTCACAAACCATTCAGGTAAGGATATGCCCATACCTTGAAAAGTCAACCAAGCACCGGGCACAACAGCCGCGATTGTTGCAGATGCATTTCTAACCCATTTAGCGACTTTAGGCGTATCTGCCCGCCATTGTCGAGGTAAATCTTTAATAAATGCAATAATTTTTCTCATAATAAATACTTTTGAACAACATATATGAGTATTGGAAACATTACGCTGGCCACTCCTACAGCTTTCCAATAGAAGACTTTTATTTCCATCACTCTTTTTTCGAGTTCTGAAACCCTTTTAGACAAACCGGTGACTCCAAGTTGAGAGCCCTCTAGCACAAACTTAATTTCACCAACGTCTTTTTTAAGACCATTCAGACTTTCGTTGAGTCTGTCTATTTTCTCTTCTAAGCTTCTATCTTCCATATTCGAGCTTTATAATGTTTCTTGTTTACAAATATACAAATCTATGTGATTAATTGATATTCTTTATGATTATTTTCTACTCAAAAAAACGTATATGATCCCTGAAGTATCTATGTATGTAATATCGAAATGTATCAAGAGTATCAGCTTGCTGTGATTCATCTGCACGATTATTTTTAATGATAGTACCATCTGAGTTTGCCTTACAGCGTTCACAGTCATCAATAATAGGCTTACACTTCTCCTCGTCAACTATCAATGGATATTTTTCAAGTATGGTATTGACAAGCATTCTACTGTCTTTTAATCGCGGGTTACTAGCAGAATATTGCATCTGAGTTTTAGCAAGATCAAGTGATTGTTTGATTACGCCAAAATTACTAATATTACTCATTGTAGTAAGAGTATCACCTGAAGCATCACCCGTAACAAAAAAGAATCCCCCGGGATACCTCTCTTTTATTTCGTCACATAATCGATGTATCGTGCAATCCTTAATTTTAATACATTCAATCCCGCGAATCAAACCATCATGATGTTGCCATACGCTACATACAATAGGGTTGCGGTTAAAGTCGAATGATAGATAGGTTGGCTGTGTAGGGTCCCATACCGTTTTACCCACATGCTTCTTTCTCTTGAAAGAAAATGCCCACCGACCGTCCTCTCCATCAAAGTCAGTCCAATCTCCTTTAACGAATTGTTTATAATATCGTTCGGCCATCATGCTCCAACCGTGGAACTGATCCTGAGTAACGAATGGATTGTCATCAGGTAAAGCTGACATATAAAAAAACTCTTCAGAAAGAGTATCATTACAATATGGATCATAAATCTTAGTCTTAACCCAATTTTGACAAGGATTGAAAGTCATAAATATCAGTCCTCTAGGCATCTTTGGAATGTACCATGATCCTGTTCGTTCGAGAGCTTTGTCCCACATCTTCTCGCTTAATTCCTCTGCTTGTTCTAGGAAAAAACCATTAGTTTCAACACCCAAAAACTTCATAAGATTAGGATCCTGCTGTATGTTTTCTCCCTTGAAGAATATTTTCGAACCGTTTTTATGTCTCGCATGATAGTTGGACTTATTTCGATAGAATGTCCATTTTCGGGAACCAGCTACAATCTTTTCAAAAGATGGAATCGTTGTGGCTTCAAGAGATGGCATATCTTTTCTGATAATATGCCATCTTGAGCCAGGGAATATCTCTGCTAACCTGATTAATATTGCGAGCGTGACAAACGTTTTACCACCACGTACAGCGCCACCATAATTTAGGAACTTGAATGAATTGGCATTTTGAGCCGCTCCCAAAGCTGTATAGAAATAATCGGCCTGTTTAGGATTCCGAGTAAGATCAACATGAACAGACTTTTTGCTTTCGTTTTTCATATTTCTATCTCTCTTCCATCAGGTAACAACATAGTAGGGATAGATTCATCATCTGAATCATCAGAAGATGATGAATAGTCGGTACCGTTGCCCTTATACATAAGTGGAGTAACTCCGTCAATACGCGCAATGCTATCAATTATACGCAATGCGGTTCTAGCTCCGGAGGGTACATCTTTACGCTTAAGGTCTCGATATAGTTTTTTTCTCAGCTCTATATGATACGCTTTCAGGTCTTCTATACTTTGCTCATTAGCAGCTTTAAAAAAGCCATAAGCTTCTTTGTGGTATTTATAAGCCTGCCTATCTGTTATATTCCAGCTTATAGACGCTTGACGGATAATATCAGAAGTAGCGTATCCTTGCAGTATCCATTCTTGAACTGCCCGGACACGCCTTTCTTTTTCGTCCTTATCAACCTTTTTACCACCTCTAGGCATATCACAACATTTTGATTACCGAAATATAGCCTCTTAAATCATAAATGGAATTCCGAACCTGAAGAGCTCTAGCCTTAATTTCATAAGGCTGCTCTTGTTCATTGATTGGGCCCTCATATTTTTTAAGTTCATCAATCTTTATCTCCAGCTGCTCAGTTAAGTATTGCAGTATCTTATCTTTCTCAGTTTTTGCCATATCCAAAATCGTCTAAAGTTAAATCCCCGTTCAAATGTTCAAAATCAACACTCAATCCATTTTTAATGCAGTATGTAACATATCTCTTTATAATAGATTGCACATATTTAGGTTCAATCTCAGTGGCCCGGCAACGCCTTTGAGTCTTTTCGCACGCCATAAGACACGTTCCTGAACCAAGAAACCAATCAATAACAATATCACCTTCCATAGTCGTATCAAGAATACAATCAGCAATCATACTAACAGGTTTTGGAGTCGGGTGATTTCGAATCTGATCTTTATCAGGATTAGCAACACTAATTGCCGATGGGTATTTCCACACATTCGACCTGATACGGTCCATAAGATCAAGATTGGACAGATGTTTGTCATTACCATATTTGTAGATAAAGCAAAGTTCATGCTGAGCGCGGTAGAATGATCCTAGTGCCATCATATCTTTTACCCAGACACACATTTGCTTAGGTTCTGGGCTTCCGTACACTTTATAAGCAGCATCACCCATATGCCATGAATGTCTAAAATCCATAAAAATGTAATGTATAGCTCCATTTATTGAGTTGTCACAAGAGGCCTGCATTATCTTGGCAATAAACTCTTTAAACTCGCTATCAGACATTTCGCCATGTCCCATCGCAAAATTATCATGCGTTTTATGATCGACATTGCCTATGTAATCTGCTGCCAAGTTGTAAGGAGGGTCTGTATTAACAATCCTAGCCTTTTCACCACCCATAAGCATTGAGACACCAGCCTCATCCTCAAAAGAGCCACAAAACACCATGTGCTTTCCTAACCGAAATAAGTCTCCAAACTTAATAATAACCGATTCCTCCCCAACCTCTTCAATCGCGTCTTCTTCCTGATTGTCACCAATACCATATGGATTAATCTTTTGTTCAAAACGAGGCATCGAGAACTCAGGAAGATTCACTTCATTAGAGAACGAAGACATCTCTAGTTCATAAGCCTTCATAAAATCAAATAGCCCGTTCTGAGTTATCTTCGCATAATAAGAAGAATAAATCAAAACGAGCTTGGCCGCTTCTTGAATATTTTCGCATTTGATAAAAGTAGCCGGCAACAAATAAGGAACTTCAATTCCTTCAGATACAAGTTGTTCAAGAGCTAAACTTCTATGCTTACCGTCTAAGCAATAAATAACACCATTATTATCTTCCCAAACGTAACAGGGCTGAATAAAACTGTTTGCTACTAAACTGGCCTTTAGTTTTCGCATCGAATCCTCAGGCAACTCTTTGAAATTTTCTTGCTGAATGAATTGAAGTTCTCTCCAATTTACATCCTGTGTTTTAATAACACGAGAGCTTAAACTATTGCACATAACTGAATTATTTTGAATCCAGTACAAATATATTCATTTTGATTATTTTATAATCATAAAGATTTGGATTTAAGCAAAATTTTTACCTGTTTAGTGTAATACCTAATAAGGAAATCAAGTTCGTTATCAGCAAACTGCTTAACCTCATTCTTGGCATCCTTGAGACCTTCAACAATAGCTTTACCATATTTACGAATTAAAGCATCTTCGTACTTACTGTTTTCACCATCCTTGAATCTATTACAATCCACACACTGAGCGTGGACATTTCGAGCATCCCACCTAACAGACATGTGACGTCTGCCTATGAAGTGACCAGCATCGCTTGACTTCCATCTAACACGCTTACCACATGTTATGCAAGTTATCATACCGTACTCGTCACTGTCTCGCAACCTTATGTATTGAGAGAATAATTCATCTAAGACTTTTTCTTTCTCCATAATCGGCTTATACTATCGTTCAAAACATTGTTCGCGGGGTAAAACTCCTAATCTAAGAAACTCGGCTTTCACAAAGTCCCAACCAGGGAACCCGCCTATGATTTTATCATCAACGTAAAAGTCAGCATATACTTTCATTCCACTATTACCGCCAAACTCTTCAAGGTTTTTAGGACAATGATCATTAACACAATCAAAAGGCACTTTATTTCTAAGCATCCAGTTTATTGCACTAGTAAGATCATTGCCATACCTGCACGTCCACAATATGATATAATGACCGTTCTCATGTAATTTACGTATAACTTCTTTGGCCCCAATTTTAGGAGACAGAATCTTAGGATAATCGCTATTAACGATAGTCCCATCAAAATCAATTGCAATAATCATTAGAAAAGTTTTGTTTGGTTCCTTTCGGATATAATCTTGTTTACTCTATCGATCTCTTTATCTACTTCACGCTCTAAACGCTTACTCTCCTTTAAGGAAGAAGCGTTTCGAGAACGAAAGTACTCTTTCTGTCTATCTCTCATATGAGAGACCAAATCAAAAAACTGTTTTGAATCCATATCTTTTTATTTAATCGGCGCAAACCATCATTCAAAAGATAGATGTGCCCTATTTATTCATTTATTCCATTTTCCACCGCAGTATTTGCAGTGATAATCACCGCCACCATACGATAGGACTTGATCTTTTTCGGGAATACCTAGATGGCAACAACATATATCCTTACCGTCTTCGTCATGCTCGCATCCGATATTCGGATAATCCCAAAAGGATAACTTACCTTTAACATTTAGAACAGGTTTATCAAATAGAATAGGATCTTCGCATACCCAGTTATATATTGGTTTCTTCAATCCATAATGATTTATACAGCCATCCTGACAACTATCAGTATTCCAAGAACCGCACTTAATGGGATTAGTGCAATCTACTTCAGTTTTCTCTGCCCAAATAGATGGGTGATTTATCACGCAGTCACTGAATACAATACTCCCGATAATGGCAGAAGTATTATGATAAGAAGCGACTACATCCATTATATCATTTCCAATTGCCTCTATTTGTGCATCATCAAAAAGCATATACGGTTCTTTATCCGTTTTGGCGCTTGCATGAATCAGCACCCTTTTCCCTTTGTACTTCTCCGGCAATATCCAAGTTCGGTTCTCTACACCCTTAATACCGGCACACAATAGATATGCCCACGGCTGCTTTACACTTATTGCTATCATCTTTGGTTAGTTTTGATTTTTTCTAATATGCTCTACCACTCCGTTATCATCTGGCGCCCCCCACTCTCTATTTATATTTATTTGCAGCTTATTATAAGTTGCTGTAACGAGATCATCGGCATCATATCCCATGTGGGTAGCGCAATCAAGTAATAGCATAAATACATCGGAAAGCTCTTCTCCTACATGCTCTAATCTTAAAATTAAATCAGCATCTTCTACTCTGTTGATAGTAATAAAGAAAGAAGAAAGAGCTTCAATTAACTCTTCTGACTCTTTTTTTAGATGATGAGCAATGGGAAGTGAACGCTCATGATTGAAAACTCCCTCATTAAATTGTTTATCCGACCACTCGCTTACCTCATTCATTAATGCTTGTAAGCGTTCTAATCCTTTTTCATTCATAATAACCTTCTTTTTATGCGATCCGTTGCCGAATCAGGTTTATATTCTGTTTTACTATTCCAACGATGCGATCGTGGTACTCTGATTTCTTATTACATACCCCACGGGATTGTACAACATTCATGGTTTTTAGGTTTACTTCTACCGTTTCAAGACGTTTCTCTTCAATATGAGCAGAGAGGATAAGTGAATCTTCACGTGACCAATAATCAGCACTGTACACACAATGATGCATAAACTCGCCCTCCTCGAGAAACTCATGTACGCTAGTCAGAACAGATACCCTGATAAGTCCATCGGAGAACTCAATGCCAAAGAACTTGCCTTTCAGCTTACGGTATTCTTCCTCATGCTTTGCAGCCTCGGCTCGTTTCTTTTCTATGTTCTTTTTAGCTTCTATATCCCTGACTTTATTCACAGCCTTATCATGTGCCAATGTCAGGTTGTCCGGGCATACATAAAAAGCATTACGCACATCCTTACCCAGCTTTTCAAGCATCCTTAAGTAATCAAGCCATATTGAGGCATCTTTCACTATGTAATTGTTACGGATGCATATCTTTACCGATTGCCAGTAGTCAATATTCCTACGATTGCTTAGGTATTTAAGCAATGAGTACTGCTTTGCCTTTATCAGAGTTTCTGCCATCGGATTAGTTAGTAATAGCCTAAATAAATCAAGTGGGCTAATACCGTAAAAGTGACCTTTAAATCCGTTACGCTTAATGTTGTGGATATAGCTTCTTGTCGGATAGATGTAGGAAGCAAAGATGTTGTACTTTGCTTCTCTTCTTGGCTCGCTTCTGACTTCCAGCGGTGAGTTCCAATCCCATAAATCGTAATACATGAAACTCTGTTTAGTACACCGATACATCAGAATGGTTTGTCCGTCTGACGTTATCCAGTTTTGAACGGCTTCTCGCACTTCGAACTGTGCCGGATAACCTACTTTGCAGGTTCTGCTTGCAACAAAGTGTCTTAGTACTTGGAAGCCTTTGAATGAAGTGAAAATGCTATAATATTCTCTTATTTCCTCTTTACGCTTCCGCCCACTTTCTACTTTAAGATGTTTCCCACAATGAGGGCAAGTAGCCCCACATAATTGATGAAGTAATGGACCTCCATACGGTTGCCATGTATGACCGCATTCCGTGCACCAAATTGATTTCTTACGCAGATAGCCGGTCTTCTCAAAGCAATGTTCAATTGCCCATTCCCTTTGTTTATCAGTTATGGCAGGTAGCTTACTGCTTAGTTCGGCTACCTGTTTTTGTAGTTTCGTTTTTGGTTTCATAACTAAAACAATGTGGGTTGCAAAATATTCTCTTTGGCTGCTTTCTCTGCTTTCTTTTCGAGCTTTTTCTTTCTATCCTCTTCAATCTTCTTCATTTCTTTAGCCTCGTATTCTTTAAGAGCGGCTTCCTTAGCTGAACGCTTCTCCTCTTCGGTCAGCTCAACGACGTGGTTTACAACTACCTTGGCATTAACCGGAATAATATTCTTGATACCGTCTTCATCGTAATAATGAATGGCCATGCCAAAAATCTCATCATCACTAAATCCATTGCATCCTGACTTTTGCACTTCCTGCAGAATGTAGTTACAGCACTCGTCTATATTCTTATTTTCCTTAGCATAGGAAGCCGCAAAGAGTTGATCTTCTTTTGCTCTTTGTTCCAAGTACTCCCTAATTGTCTTTTTAAATGCTTCACTTGTTTTCATCTTGATCTTGTTTTAAAGGTTCCCAATCGGCCGGTATCTTGGCCCATTTTCTAAATGATTCATTAAATTCGTCCAAGTCTCCGAAAAGATCCAGCTTGGATTTTTCAGTTGTAACCATATTCGCAAATTCGGAGAAATACCTATCAGCACAACGAACAAAATCATTATGCATCTTTTTTAATTGCCCAAGTAATAATCCTCTTTCTTGCATAATATCACTAGCCTCTTCAACAAGGCTATTAGCTTCACAATTCAACAAATGAGCTGCCGATAGCAACATATTCATTCTGTCAATGCTGCCATCTTTGACGGCTGCATCTATTAAATCTTTCTTTGCTTTCATAATCGGCCTAAACGTTTGTTGATTTTTCAATTGAGCGATTCTCTACACAATCAGGTCTATTATCACTCCAAGAACCGTTTTTAAGGTACCGACTAGAATAAACGGGCCCATTTTTAACGTGCAGCTTAATACATCCGCATTTCTCACACTGTTCGCCTTTATAGGCTGTTTCCAACAATTCCCATGGCAGGGAATATGGTTTCCATTTGTGTCTCATACTTTTCTGTTTAATTGGTTATAGTCTTCGGCTTTCGCCGTTTAATTCGATTATGTTAAACATCTCTTTTACTCTATCAGCTATGTATCTTCCATATACCTCAGGAATTGCTCCTTTAAGCATATTAGTGGAAACATACGTCTTTGCATCCGTTCTCTGCTCATATCTCATCTGGAAGATAAACTGCATGACATTCATTTCAGTACCAAAATACTTGCCCGGGATAGGTTCACGTCCCAACTCGTCAAAAGCAACGCTTATTGGTTTATCTGATGATACATATCTGTTTATACCTTGAATGCCTTGCATAGAGTACTCGGTTACCACTTTTGAAGCAGACGTAATCAAAAAACCTCCTGAGCATCCATTTGCTTTACTATATAGCATCTGAAATTCACGGCATATTTTGAGCATGGTTGACTTTCCGGTGCCAATGTTACCACACAGCCACAATCCCTTCATTGAATCAAATACAGAGCTTCTATTTATCAAATACAAGAATATTTCATTCAGGAGTGATGGATCATCTACTTGAAAATCGGGACAAACCCTCCAACAAGCGATTCGAAACAGTTCCTGAGGCTTCAAGCTTCTGATATCAACACCTTTAGCGATTGATGGCATTTGTTTATTCACTGAATATTTCGGTATTGTTAGCCCTATTTGAGGAATTACTTGATCTACCTTCTTGGTTTTGCAATCTCTTTCCATTTAGCCATTTTTGATATTGGTTTTTAGTTTCTGGGAAAACAAGCCCCTGCCAATTACCGATAGTAGCCTGTTCAATCAGCTCAATTACAAATTCTTCATCGTACTCCGTAACTTTATCAAGAGCAAGCTGCAAGGTTGCAGGAAGTTTCTTTTTCCATTTAGGAGTATCCAATAACAGTTCCCATGACTTCAAAAACTTTTCGGATTTAAAAGGCATGTTTAATTTCAACTCGTTTTTAATCCTCTTATTTTTATTTTTGGGTATTACTACTTCTTCATTTACATTATAATTATCATTATAATTCTCATTAGGTTTAACATTGGTTTCGAGTTGGTTATGTTTTGGTTCTGTTTCGGTTTCAGGTATGTTATTTCTAGGTTTATCTTTGGTTTCCATATTACTAGGTCTACCACCCTGTTTGCCATTCTCGTAACGTTTGTTATTCCTATCAATTTGAGGTTTCATAAGCGTAAAGATGCTACGAGCGATAGGCTTTAGATCATCAGGTTCATTACCATTTAGGCTATACTCCATTATAGCCGTGTAAATCTCACCCTGAACATCTCTCGGCAAATCCTTGATTGCTTCGTAGAAACTTCGGTAAAAAATAAAACTTTCTCTCATTGTCATTAATATTAATCGTAAAGCTAAGTTGCCGCTTATAAGTGAAACAAAGAACTTATACGAGCTATCAATACTTAAATAACATCCAATAAATCAAATAAAACCGGTACATCAACCTTTGATTCAGCTCCTCTGCAGTAAACAGCCCCATCGATAAAATATTGCGGATTTAATTCTACAGCCCAACCGATGCGCCCTAAAACTATTGCACGATAAGGAACAGTCATCAAACCGCCAAAAGGATCCAGCACGATATCTCCCGGATTACTCATCTGAGATATTACGCGATCAGCAATATCAAACTGCATCGGACAGAGGTGCATCTCTTTACCTTTGCTCCATTGTGAGCCGTTAAGTGTGCGCATTCTCGTTATATCTGTCCAAACTTCATCACTCCAGCTTTGAGGCTGTAATAACATGAACCCGGAAGGAAGCTTTCCTTTCATCTCAAGTGTTTCAGCAATCTTAACGATATACTCAAAGTCCCATACTTCCTCTAAAGAGTACTTTTTGAAAGCCCTGAAGATTTGTTTTGCATCAAGTTTTGCCAATTCTTCAGGTGTGATACCACGATTGCCGGAACTCCTTGTAAATCCGGCTGCATCAAGCTGCCAACGAGCACGGGAATAGCCGTTTGGATTAATCCATTCCTTTTTATCTTTATCCCAGTCCTTTTTTTGTTTTTGTACCGGAATATCGGCGTATGCGTTCGTCCTATCAGTGGCCGGCTTACGGAAATAAAGAAGATATTCAGGCATGCCGACTCCCATCTTGGTACCGTCCTTGCATTGTTCGCTCCAACCTAGTCTATATGTTTGATTGTTTTCCCTTACTACATCGGTAACGATGGTTTTCATGCCCATATAGGCAAAACCGTGTTTGCAATAGTGATTGATACAATCGAGATGGAAAGGGTATACAGTCTGACATCCCATGCCGGAAAGCCCCATCGGTACTATTCTATCTTTTACGTGCACAACAAAGAACCTACCAGGCATCAGTGTTCTATATGCGTTTGGAGTGAGATAATCCATCTGTTGAAAGAATTCTTCGTTGCTTTCCGAATGTCCAAAATCAGCATAATTAGGCGAATACTCGTATTGAGTGGAGAATGGTATCGATGAGAATAATAAACCAACCGAATTATCAGGGTAACGCTTCTTGTCGGCCAACTCCGGTACGTTGTCGTTGTTCGCTATTCTAAAATTCTGCCCGGATATTTCCACGCGTTCAACGCCCATTTTGCGAGCGAGATGAGAAGCCATTTCAGCATGAGAAAGGCCGTATTTTTTTATTATTTCTGTCATTTTAGATATTAGTTTTTTATGGTTAGCCCATTTTGTTTCTAGTGCTTTACGTACACCTCTTTCGGATTCGGTGTATATCAAATCAATACGAACGGTATCTGTTTGCAGAAATCGCTGTAAGCGGTGTACAGATTGAATAAAGTCGTTAAACTTGTAACCTATGCCTAGGTAAATTGCCCAGCTGCAATATCTCTGAAAATTACAACCTGAACCGGCAATGACAGGTTTGGCCGACAGTTCCTGAACCTTGCCATAAGAGAAGTCGAGAATGTTCTTTTCTCTTTTTTCATAATCTTGCGCTCCGTAGATTGAAGTAATACCTGGTATTGCTTTGTCAATGGCGTGCCGTTCAGCTTCAAGATCGTGCCAAATGATACGATGTGCATCCGGATTTTCGGCTCTCAATTCCATCATCTTTGCGATACGATCGCCTAGACTATCGCGCTTCTCTTTGGCTGATTGCTCAAGCCCCAACGCTTCTGATCGGAACATGGTGTACTGGCCATTCTTTTCAATCACAGGAATACTGTGATCAGTTGGAATCTCATGCCAGCGGATATCAAGTTCCGGAAGTATGTAACCTTCATCATCGGATGGATTTCCGGTGATATCGGAAGGCTTGTTTACAAAGAGTGCCCAAGAAGACACCCATAGCCAAAACTCCTCTTCTTTGTGCGCATGGAGAGTTAGGTTGTCAGCATGAGTTGAATCTCTCTTGAAAAACCTTGTTTTAGCCTGCGAAACATCCATCACACCTAAGAAGTCTGCATAAGCCAACAACTCTATATATTCGTTTGGAGACGGAGTGGCCGTTGCGACAAAACGGTACTTGATGTTTTCAGCCCCGCGTCTGACCTGCATAGGTCCGGCATCACCGGTAAACAGCCTCATAAACTCACGAAAAGTCTTTGAGCCACCAAGTCCACGCAACACAGAAGCTTCATCAAGACTTGCTACATCGAATATTCGAGGGTCAAGCCTACCGTCTCGAATACTTTCGTAGTTGGTCATATAGATACCATCTCCGTTCATTTCTGAAGCTCTACGGATAAATTTAGGCGTTATCTCCCAGCCGAGAATGTTTTTAGCATCCTCTACGAACTCCTGTCTTACCGACAGAGGACAAACGATAAGCCCGCTGCCGTGTCCTATTTTATCAAGAGTGCAACGTACAGCCTCCAACTGAGTAACCGTCTTGTGCAATCCGAAGGAAGCAAAGCAGGCTCTTCTCCCACCCTCAACAAGCCATTTAACCATTAGCTTATTATGAGGCTTCAAACGAGGATTTATATCATCCAAATTGAGCATAAATCCGCTCTTCTCGGACAGCTTTATCTTGTTTTTTAAAAAATCGGTATAATCCATTTTAGATTCGCTTAATTGGTTATGCCATGTCAACGCTATAACAGGGACTTACTTGTATCACTTTTACCATTTACTTGTTATGTACCTTGGCGTGGCAATCTTCACATAAAGTTGTGAGACAATAAAGAAAATCCATTTCCCGACCTACAATAGACCTTCCATTGACATTGTAGGTTTTATGGTGAATCTCTAAATCATACGCTTTACCACACATCGTACAGCGATGGCCGTCACGCATTCTGACGGCCCGCCTTACCTCCTCCCAATAGGGGTTACTCTTCAGAGTCGCCCGATACTTCGTCGGTCTCCCCCTCTTGTTCTTCAGTCTCCCCATCGTCGTTATATGTGCCATCACGGAATGGACTATCTTCAAATAAAGCAGAATGATTCTCGTGCCTTTCGATTGGAACAACTTTGCCATTATCTTCATCTAAGAAGTCTTCTATCCAAGTATGAACCCAGACATCACATCCATTTTCTTCCCAAACCTCAATATCACCCCATTCTGTGTCATTGAATCGGCGAACATTAACCCTTTTGTCTTCTATCTTCACCTCTGGGAGATCATACCCAAGTTCCTTCAGCTTCTCTTCATTCAATTTACCCGAATTAAACAAATCATTCATTTCATGATTAGGTATCTGCTGTACAAGAGCAAGCCTGAAAGAGTCGTCAAGAAAAGTATAATAGCAATAATGGCCACAAACAGGTATCCTGAATGTATCTTGCATGTTAAGTTCAAAATCTTTAATGCCTTTTTTTGCAAGAGCAACATAGTCTTTGAACTCTGTATGAGCAGCTGACATTTTAGCCTCAAACTCTTTCTTCTTGGCATTGTATTCAGCTTTTATCGATTCAAACTCTGATTCAAGATCAGGAATCCTACACTCTGCAATTTCACCGTATTTGGCACGAATTTCAGAAACCTCTTCTGCTGTCATAATACGATTGGCAATAACATTCTTTTCTTGTATCGCCACTAGGTTTTCCGACAAAGACTTTCTGACTTCATCCATCGTTTTGCAGTTTTCGAATAATCTCTCTGGGAATTTAATAGTATCAGGTAATTTAAACTCAATACCGCTTTTTGTTTCATCCTTTTTCATTGTCTAAATATTTAAATGTATAACCATTAGTTTGATTTTGTACTCCTTTAAGAACTCGGTAGATGCTTTGGTTGCAAATACCTGTTTCGCGCTCACATGCTCTTGCAGAGTCGAAACAGCCTATTTCTACACCATTCTTAAACATGAGTACTTTTTTACCGGTACCATAATTCCAAGGCTTCTTTCCTTTGGAATTATCAGGCTTAAGGTTAGCTCTGCATTTCGCTTCTATTTCAGGGCTACGCATCCATTTTATGCCCTTTTTACCTTTATGCCAAGGGTTGTGGCCTTTTATAAATTTACCCTTAATCCTTTGAGGCCTTTCCGGGTAAATTTTCAACTCATAACTACTCATCATCGATATCCGTTGGGTGCTCTTCTCGGAATGACCACTGAGGCCCGTCAAACAGAATAATGCCGTTATTTCCCATTTCTGCTTTGGAGTCGAATCCCGGGAAAAAGTCTTTATCTTTGCATTCTTTGACGACTGATAGAGCATAGTGAAACTTATATTTACCTAATTGAAGAGTATCAGGTCCTAGCCATAATACTGCCGGTGAATAAGGTGGAACGGTTTGCAGCATAACCATTATGGTTACATTGAATTTTCGGCCTGTGACGTTACTCATTACTTCCTGATACATTCCCTCAGAAAGCTCGTATTTCAATTTACCAAAGTCGTACGCAAATTTGCCAATAGAGTCACACCTAGTAGTTTTAAGCGATATAACTGCATTTACGCCTATATTCTCCTCAATATTGAACGCATCCGGACGAACTCGCAGATTTAGACCTGTAGCCTCATCTGTACCATAGAAAGACGTTTCTGATTTAGCCCCTTTAAATAGATATTGTAGAATGCCGCCACCATAATTGTAATAGTGCTTTTTAAGCACATCAATAATTATTTTATGTTCAGGCTGAATAATCTGAAATTGACACTTCGCTTTCTCATCGGCCAGTCTTTCTTTCAGTTCTTGCATTTTCCAATCATCAAAGAATGACGGTTTCTCTCCTTTTAATTCCTGAAAGAAGTTTATCATGCGAATTACACCGTCTTTTGTGGCCAAAGACACCTCAGGAGCAACGGCCACTTTATCAAAAAGCTCTGGTTCAAGAAAAGCCATGTGAGCAAACGTACCAAGCTCAAAGTGAGATTTATCCTTTTCTTCGAAAACCTGATTATAATCATACAGAAAATGCAGAGGAGTCTTAAGAGCTTCTTTTAAGTTGCCAGAACTTATCGACCCTTTTTTCAAGTACTCATCCATAGGATCCTGAACAACTCTACCATTAACGGATAAATCATCAAGGTTAATTTCATAATAAGGATCGTCTTTATGCTTGTTGATGTAAGCAAGCATATCTTCCACAATAGGATATTCACCAGGAGGGCATGCCAATATATCGCTTTTACTGACCTCTTCAACCGGTTTCATTCCTGATAGAACTGCAAAGTCTATACCTTGCAGTTCTTTTTCATCAATAGTGCCCGGATCAATCATCATCCTAGAGTATTAACATCAAACTTCATCGTTGAGCCGTTTGTCGCCTTATTCTGCGATTTTCCGCGATAGATTATTTCGACAGGAGTTTTTGCATCAAGCTTAGAAACAGCATCAACAAGAATCATCTGACCGGCTATAAAGCATTCTGTCTCAGATACAAAAACACCGCACTTGATAATCTCACCATCTTCGTTCGGAATTTCTTTAATTCCCATATAAAAGCACCTGACAGGTTTGTCTTTAATCGCTGCCCAGTCGTCAGCTGTTTTGTACTTTAATGTCAATGAGAACTTAGGTTTTAAGCTTTCCAATTGAGCTAAACTATCAGTGTTCGGCATAAAAAAACTTACTTCTGTTCCAGCAGCTTGTGCTACTGCATTTGATTTTGATTCCATAATAAAATGTTTAATTGGTTATATGGCAATATTGCCTATTTAAATCAAATTGATAATTTCTCACCGGTATTATCTTCATAGCTTTCGACAATTTGGTTGTCTTTCAATAAAATGAAGTTTTTACCATCAGGGGCTTTCTTACCCACATATTCAATCACCAACTGGAATCCTTGTCCAGTTAAGTACTTCTCGACTTCGTTTTGTTTATCTTCATCCAATAAATTCCAATCCTCAAGAAATATATATTTAAGCTCAGGATTTGTTGAAGCCATTAATATTGGCACAATTTTAAGAAGTTCACCAGCAGAGAAGTAAGGAGCTCTAATCGGCTTCCCATCAAGCAATAAACCACCATCATCATCAATGCTGAGATTTTTGAATGGGAGTTTCATATCCTTGATAAAGGCTAATCGCTTATCCTCTATTTCTTTTATCTTCCGTTTGTTTACGGATATCTCGTCCTCTTTAGACCGCTTAAGTTCGATGTTCTTACACCACTCTTTATAAACCATTGCTTGATGATTTATTGATGATGCATCCTCTATTTGTTTGTCGATATCATCTGTTAGAATCATCGGTTTGGGATAATCAGCATTCTTGATCATGTCTTTCCCGGTCGTTATTCGTGCGACCAATCCAGCCTTTTTATCTTCAAGCTCTTTAATTTGCCTTTCTATATCAGAAACCTCATTCTCCAGCATAAGAATGCCAGACTTCATTCGATCGATATTAGCTTGCTTTTCTTGCTGTTCCTGATTAAACTTAAGAAGTTCGTTTTTTCGATTATTGAGTTCTCGAACATCAACTTCATTAACCGGCTCACAACTAGAAGACAGACCTTCAAATTGTTTCATGTCTCTATTTAGAAGAGTGGAATTTTGTTTCAATCTTGAAAGCTCGATATCGTATGATGAAGTATCTATTCCAAGAGCTAATGCTTGCTGCTTAGAGCTCAAGTCAATAAACTTTTTAGGAGCAATAAGAAACACGTTAAAGAGATCATTGAGAAACTGCTGATCGAGATTGTAACCTTCAGGAGCCTCAAATTTAAGTTCCGTACCACTCTTGGTAAGTTTACGAATCACCTTAATCTCTGCATTCTTTTTTTCATCGAACAATACCATCTCTCCTTTGGCCGTTGGAGATGATGGACCAATGAATCGGAAACGTTCCCCTATTACCGGTGTATTACCTCCTGATGCTTTCTCTGCAATTCCCTGAAACATGAACCAGATGCCTGTCAACCCAATTGTTGACTTTCCTGATCCGTTAACACCTGTAAGGTAAGTGATGTTTTCATCAAAACTGACCTCAACCTGTCCGTACTTTGCGAAGTTGTCTAACTTCAAGCTGTTAATCTTCATGATTTGTTTAATTGGTTAATTGTTATACATTAAATGTTCTGCTATCACATAAATTAGATAAGAGGCAATACCCATCAGGATTGACGCTATTACCAAAAACTTATTATCATTCATCTTTGTAGTGTATCACTAAATCATCACACACTACTAAGCTCATTAAGTCTTTTTTAAGAGATTCTTTTGAATCAGTTTGCATTTGAAATGGGATATCAAGTATAACCTTACCATTTGCGATAATCTCAAGCCTCTCAGTAGTGTACATGACATTAATATTATTTTAGTATATTTGCAGTATTCAAATCCATTTGTGATTTCACAATAGATTTGTTTAATTGGTTAGCCCCAGATTGTCTGTGAGAGATAGTTTGGGGCTTTTCCATCTCCATATAGCATTTATCGCACACAATTCTGCTCTCCTTTACCCATTTTCCATTAGAAGCTCGGTATTCCAGTTCTACCTTAGAGCCATCTCCAATTATCTCATCTTCGCATTGGTCACAGAACACATGATCTTGCCAACAATGTTTTGATTTGCATTCGGAGCAGTCGTTGACCGGGCACATATAATCATCCTTTTTCATATGAACTCATGCGTATTAATCCAAGCATCGAAACTCGCCCTGTCAATCATCATATTTGCACCCTTACGAGTAAACTTCAATTTTCCATCCTGAATAGCACGATCAACTTTTCTCCTAGATGATAGCTTGTAACATTCCGATATTTTCATTTGCGGTTTTATTGCTCCTAATTGGAGAAGAGTCTCTTTAGTAGCATACTTAGATACGTTAAGGATTAATCTCCTAAGCTCCATGCCGCTCATTGTGACTATATCATTTTTAATATCATTCTCCATATCTAGCCTCTTTATATGTATTGATCGTAACTAATGCCATTAAAACCAACATTATGATATATATCGATATCACAAAAGCAGGTGAGTTGAGTTTGATACCCATCGACATGTGGGCTACAGGGTACGAAAGCAATATGCAATCAATTATGATGCTGAAAATAAATTCAATCCATTTCATAATATTCAGTTCTATTGGTTCTTCTTGTTCTAGCCCTCATTGTCGATGCATTAACGTTTGTAAGTTGTACGCAAACTAATACCAGGCAGCAAGTAGCTATTATCTGTTTTTTCATATCGGACCAGTTTATATTAAGATTAAACTTCTTATTAATCCACCAAGCCCCTAATTCATTGAGTTTATTGGTTCCGGTTTTTTTGTAAGCATTATCAATATGAATATTCACAGTACCGTAAGCAATATTAAGTTCGTCTGCAATCTCTTTTTTAGCAAGTCCGCAAGCCACAAGACCAGCAACTTGATTCTCTTTTCTACTCAACCCTTTCATAGCATTCAGGACACACTTTTTTTGAGACCTCATTAACATTATTAATAAGATTCTTCTCTCTTTCCATAGCATCATTAAGCATCTCAATCGCACATTCAATAATACCGGGTTTGAGTGATTTATATTTGCCTGACAGCACCTTACTCACAAGTGCTTCCGAACATCCTTGTGCATCGGCTATTTGCTTTCTAAATCCATTCGGGTAATATTTGTTTAGCCCGACTTTTAATCCTTCCAAATCCATAATATGATCTATTTAATTGGTTAGTTACTGAATGGGAGTTTCTCCCTGAATAAACTTATCAATGCTATTCTTTAAATCTTCTAATGAGCCGATGATACCATCGTTACATTTCTTAAGCTCATCCTCCGAATAATCATTAATGGACCGCATACCTCCAATCTCCCTTTGATAGTCGTTGACACGCCTCTTTATGGCAGCATTATCTTTTATTGTATTAAGCTGACGCGCAAACCCATCCATTACGGAGTTTATCAAGTAATATCTGGATTGTTCACGAAGCTGACCTCGGGTTATTGCACCCTTATGATCATCTACTTTCGTCTTAAAATCATACCCATACTTTGCTAACCATGAGCCTATCTCTGACAACACACCTGTATTGCAATTTATATTTTTCCATTGCAAAGGAGAGACCTTTGAAACATCCTCAATACTGGCGGCAATTCTAGCGTGAAGCTGTTCAGGCGCCAAATTATCAATACCTAAAGCTTTCCATACGAAAGAACTTGCTCTGGGAGAAAGTCCTTTAATCCAATAACCATTTTGTTCAAGTTCCATTTTTATCATTGTTTTATAGAGTAAATAATC